CGCCAGAGCCATCGCCAGAGCCATCGCCAGAGCCATCGCCAGAGCCATCGCCAGAGCCATCGCCAGAGCCATCGCCAGAGCCATCGCCAGAGCCAGAGCCATAAATAAAATTACTATTTAAACTTTCCATATGGGAACTTCTTTTATTGATGATTTTGCTTTTTCAGTAACATCTAATATTTCAATTGATTCTAATAGCTCTACTCTATTAACTTCACATGGGAATTTACATTTATCAGGTTTTGATGTTCCTTCCATTGCTAATTGAGATAATGAGGCAGCACCTTCCCAATACCATAATCTTCGTGCATTTAATAAAACAACTTCTTTTTCATTTCTTGATTCTAGTTCTCCAGCAAATACACCTGCTGAATAAGTCCTAACAATGACATATTTCATAAAATTCCTACATTTAATTAATTTTAATAATTTGAATATTATATGATATGTATTATGATATCAAACTTTATGAGTATATTATGATGAGTTCTATCGTTAAAGACAAAGTAATTGCTATCCAAACAGCAGCGAACATTGCAACAAAATTAATGGAACAAATGCTAACTCAAATACGTGAATATCAATGTGAAGATGATCCGGCTGAAAATTTTTATCTTATGGCACATATATTAGGCAGAATGTTATTTGTATCGGCATCGTCCGTTGAATTATGTGGTGCGACTTATCAGATTAATATTGATAAAGAATCATTCATTAAATGGGTCAATTTAATTGTTAAGGAACATAAATTAGTAGGGAAGAAATTTTATGATTAAGAAATTAACTATTATAGTACTGACCATTGGCGCAATCGTTAGTTTTAATATGTCTGGATGTGATAAAGTGCCAGCTGGATATCGTGGTGTTAAGGTAAATTTATATGGAAGTGATAAAGGCGTCGATGAGCAATCTCTTGGTGTTGGCCGATATTATATTGGCTGGAACAGCGAACTTTATTTATTTCCAACATTTTTACAAAATTATAGCTGGAAAGACGAACAAGCAATCACTATGCAAACATCAGAAGGTTTATCTATTAGGACTGATGCTGGTATCACTTATAGTATTCAACCTGATAATGTTGTTAAAGTATTTCAAAAATATCGTTTAGGCATCGAAGAAATTACTAATACTTTTCTTCACAATATGGTTCGTGATGCGATGAATGAAGTTGCATCTACCATGACAGTTGAGCAAATTTATGGATCGCAAAAAGAAATATTTATATCCAAAGTTAATAGCATCGTTAAAAAAGAAGCATCAGCAAATGGAGTTGACGTGGACAAGATTTACCTCGTTGGCAGTTTTATACTTCCTTCTAGTGTGGTCAATTCTATTAACTCTAAAATCCAAGCTGCGCAAAATGCAATGAAAGTTGAAAATGAAGTTGCAACGGCTAAAGCTGAGGCTCAAAAAACCATTGTCGAAGCAGAGGCTAAAGCACAACAAATATTAATCAATGCTGAATCTCAAGCAAAAGCCAATAAAATACTTGCTGAATCTTTAACATCTGAATTTGTTCAATATCAAGCTATATTAAAGTGGAATGGTCATCTGCCGAAATTAACAGGATCAGGAGCCATCCCATTTGTTAATATATCGGGTAAGAACTGATCATGGAGAAACCATTGAAATATATCATGAAGATGGGAATAACCTTATTCTGCTTGTTAATACTTACAGGGGCTATTTTACCATTCATTATTTCAACGGCTCTCCTGCCAATGCCCATCATACTTATTCTAGTTTTAATAATTATTATATTGGCAGTTGTAACTTTGAATTGGCTGATGCAATCAAGTATAAATAAAAATCAAAAGAGAAGACGTAAAAGATGAGTTTAGAAATTTGCGTTACTTGTGGTAAAGAAGCAACTCCATGGAAATATGTTGTTGGCCATCTTTGCCAAGATTGCAGTTTTCAAGATAAATGGATAAATGTAAATGATCAATTACCAGAAGATTACAAAGAAGTATTGTATCTAGCCATCAATGAAATAGGCTCAAAAGAACTCATGATTGGTCATAGACAGCATGGCAAGTGGACACATTGTTGTTTATTTTATTCTACACAAACATTACTTGATATTGTTAAAGTCACTCACTGGATGTATTTACCGGAATATCCAAATGAATCTTGAAGAAATCTGCCTATCAGTAAAACTTGCTAAGAAACTAAAAGAACTCAATGTTTCACAAGAATCTATATTATATTGGTTATGCAACCTATGCAGTGACAAATGGTATTTAAGTATGGGCGGTGGATTTAATAAGCATTATCATAATGAATCATTATCAGCTTTTACATCGGAAGAACTAAATACATATTTACCTTTCTCAATTGAAATAGATGGCAAAGACCACTTTTTAACTTGTCATATGGGAACTGTAAAAGGTCGAAAATCAACATGGATTGGTTATCATTGGCACGATGAAGATGTGGGATTAGATATCATTAAAGTTGATTTTGATGCTTCAAAAGAAGTGGACGCTAAAGCTAAAATGTTAATTTATTTAATTGATCAAGGAGTGGTGAATATTAATGGTAAAACCTGATAATAAATCTAATCCTCGTAATTTAACCTATGAGCAAGGGTTGAAATTGATTATAGAATTTTTTCAAGGAGATAAAGATAAAGCGCTTAAATGGTATATGACTAAAAATCCATTATTAGGTGATATGTCTCCTTATGAAATGATAAAAATTGGCAGGGGGAAGAAATTAATGCAATTTATTACGTGTCAATTAGAAGGTAATCACCCGTGAGTGAAACAGATAAAATTAAGAATATCTTAGCATTTATTGTTTTACTATTTGGAGAAGATGATCATCTTTATTATAAAATGATGGATTTCCCACCAGATTATTTATTAGACAAATTCGCAAGATATATTCTATCTCATAAATATGAAGCTGATTGGGGATTGCATCCATCTTTGCGAAGATCAGTATTTAATATATATTGCAAAAAATATGACTTACCAATAAGTGAGGAATAGTATGAGTGAAATAACACATCGAACAGAATTTGATATACAAAAATTAAATGATATGAATTGTAGATGTTTGATGATACTTGGTTATGCAATGGCAACAATACAGAAATATTATCATTTGTTAAATTTACCAGAATCATGTATTGAACACGAACAATATATATGGTTCATGCAAGCATGTGAAAATATTATTTATTTTGATAAGCCATTGCCGCCATGTCCATAAAATCATTAATTAAACAATATTTTTGTTCGCATAAAGATATCATGACAACAACAGAATCTTATAATCCTGAGCAAATATTTATTGTTAAGAGCTTAATACAATGCAATACATGCAGCAAAACATTCGCGCGACATCCTCATACAAGATGCTGTCATGTTGAACATATACATATGCAATTGATGTATGACTATTGGGTTAATAAGATTAAGAACAATCAATAGGGGATGAAATGACTGATATTACAGATTCAGATATTGAGTTAATTATGTGTTTATGTTTGGAAATGTCAGATAGAGCTAAATCTATTTTGAAAATATTTCCTCATGATAAAAAAGAAGAAATGGTGTTGAAGCATTTGACTGCGGCAATGATACATATTAATTTTTTCATGCATGATATATGCAATCATATCGGACTAACAAATATTAAAATTGCAGATGAGTTAAAGAATAAATTTTTAGAAGAGTGCGGATGTAAGGGAAAGCAATGACAGATCGTATAATAAATTTATTAGTAACATTAGATCAAGAATAATGAAAAATATATTTGATGAGATTTGATATGAAGTTAGAATACCAGGTATGCTCAATAGAATTATCCAAGAAATTAAAAGAACTAGGAATTAAACAGAAAAGTATTTTTATATGGGAATGTTTTAATGAGACAGCTTATAGCGTAAAATTTTTTCCTTTTTCTATGGTTTCTATTGATGAAAAAATACAAGTAAAAGAATATGAATTATATTCAGCTTTCACAGCATCAGAATTGTTATCATTCATTCCAATGATGGTAGATACTAGAAAAGATGAGCCATTTAATAACTTTCGTTTTAATATGCAATTGAATTTGATTGTTAATCAAGAGAGCTATACTGCAGCACAAGTTAATTCTATTAATTATAATTGTGATACGATCCAACTTGAATCTGGAAGCCCATTTTTTTCATATACACTTTTTAATCATAATATTTATGATGAGAATTTAGCTAATGCATTTGCGAAAGTATTAATTAAATTAATAGAAGATGGATATCTTAAAATATGAATTTAGTCGATCTTGAATTGGAAATAAGTAACAAAGAAATAACACTTTTCAAAAAAGATATGAATAACAGTTATTGGTTTATTAATTTATATGCCATTGTATCTATTGTATTAATTATTACTGGGCATTATTGCGGTTATAATTGGATTAATGGATTTGGTATAGGAGCAAATTTTATTTTTTGTATAGTTAATATATTTAATTATTTTATAAAAAAAAATGACATAGAAAAGAATGAAATTAAATTTGATTTTTATTCCAAAATAAAAGCCCGCCAAGGAGCGGGCTAAATCGTTCAGAAAGGAACATCATCATCAAAATCATCTTTTTTAATAGGTTTCAAAGGCATTAATATGGATTGCTTATCAGGCGCAAGATAATCTTTTACTGAATTTTTATCAGGATAATATCCACCTTTATCATTTGGTTGTCCAGGTTGGATCATGATATCTGCTTTCCCAGTTTTACCAATGCAATCGATGGCATGTAATTTTCCATGTTCATATTTTTCTAGTAATCCAGTGGACGCGCAAAAATGCCTGAGTTTAAAAGCCATTGCATCTAATAAATAATCATACAATGTCCTTTCGCTTCCATCTTTGTTCCAGACTTTAAGTGTCATCTTGATCATTTCATTTCCAGATTTTGATATCGCATCTTCTGCATTGACTACTTGGAAGGGATACATCCCTTCATCAAGTATTAATGATGCTTTTAATTCTGCTTCTGATTTTGGAGTAATGTTCATGCTGTTTCTCCTTGTACTTTTGACTTGCTTTCCATGTGGTTAATGAGTTTTAATATGACCCCTTCGTTGAGCTCGTCCAGAGTAGCTGCGTTTGCCTTGTCCAGCCATTTTTGGACGATCTCTTCGGGTTCTTTGTAAAGGTCAATTAACATCCTTAATCTGCTCACTTGTTCACGAGAGGCAAGCTTTTCTGCAACAGCATCTTTTTCTAACACTTCACGACCATAACGGTTTGCAATTTCATCATATGAAAATGGGAACGTCTCATGGTCTGGGAACATCTCAATTCGTGATTTTTTAATAATGCCAACTCGTTCTTTGCCACGTTTTTGTATTTCAAACACCAAGTCAAACAAATAATCTAATTTCTTATAGCAATCAAATGTCTGTCCCAGTACAGATAGCCCTGCACCATATTCATTCTTGGCATGTGACGTAATGATGACGTTCATATCAAGCCTCAAAAGCAGGTTTAGCAAATGCTTCATCGATTTATTGGCCTCACCATAATGCCGACCAAACTCAGTCCCATTCTTGAGCGCTGATTTTTCTAGCAAGTCATTATAAAGTGTGGTCAATGGATCGATGATTAAGGTCTTATATTCGTGTTTTTCTGTCAAAAGTGCTTTGACTTCATTGACTAACTCATCAAAGTCTGTGGTTTGGAAAACGACGCCACCTGACTTTTGCAGCATCTTCACATATTGGTCATTGGTTGCGCCCTTTTCTGTGTCTATCAAGTAAGGCTTCGGGAAGTTAATAGCAGCGGTGGTTTTTCCAACGCCCGCACTTCCATAAAATAATGCCTTTAAACGTTTTTGTACTGCTTCGGGTTTAATTGCTCTCAATTTCATAATAATTACCTCTAGTTAAGTTATGCACATTTAAGTGCTGAAATAAATCCTTCGAAGAGACTCAAGGAATCTCTTCTGAGGATTTATTTAATTAATTGCTTTAAAATATTTAATTTATCTTTATCGCAATAAGATATAAGTTTTTTAATATCATTTTCACTTCCATGATTAATTAAAAATGCTAATGACTTTAATTTATTAGTATGATATTTAGTTATTTGTTTAGCTTCTTTTTCTGTAATTTCAATATTCATATAAATTTTCTCCTAACCATTTATCTTTTTAAATTAATTCTATTTGCATATTTTTCATGAAGTTTTTCTAAAAAAGGATAAATATCTATTCCATGTTTTTCTTTAACAAAATCTTTCATGTCAGTCATACAATCTAAATATCCTCTTTGTTGTTTTAATTTATATAAATCTTCTATTTTAATATTAATCATATATTTTCTTCCCAAATCATGTTATCGCATGCTTCAATACAGGCATCTTTTGTACTCATACATTCCGGATAATGTTTATAGAGGTATTTCTCCGCTGCGATTAGATCAAAGAACACTACTGTTTCATCACCATAAATGCCGTAAATAGTTGATATGTTCATCATCTATCTCCTTACCCAATAGCATTCGCCATTGTCTCGGCGATAGTGGGCTACGCAACCATGGTCTCTCATGTCTTCACGATAGATTTGATCGGCGCAATCGGATATCAGACGTTCAAGTACTTTGTAATGCTCACCAAAGACTTCTTCAACCCGGACAGGGTTTTCGCAAGCCCATTCGTAATCTGATGCTTCAAGTAGATGTGATAACAATAATTTTTTGTCAATGTGAGTCAATGAATCGATGTCTACAGACAATGTCCCGTCTTGATACACACCATATTCACGCACAATAGTATTGATTAACTGTAGGAATGCTTTTCCATGCATTACCAATGTTTCCTTCCGTGGTTCTTGCTTAACAATACGTAGTTTTGCTATATTATGACCAATCATAATGTATATCTCCTGCGATATTTTTATGTTAGGACTAGCAAAGGGTGCAACCTAAGCTAGTCCGCTATAAATCTAATGTTTAAGTAAAAATGTCATTAACCCAACACAACCCAACATCATCATTCCTAATTTTATTGTTAATTTTTTTTCAAAAAATTTAAACTCATTGCTTAAATGTTCTTTGAAATATTCTTTTGTTATTAGCTTATCTAGTTCATTATTTAAATTTTTGGCTTGAAATTCAGCTTGGTCTCTTGTGAAACCTACAGATTCAGCGACTTTTATATATTCAATGACATCTATCATTTAATTTCTCCTCTCTTGTTATATATACTATTATATCGCGATATCACTATTTGTCAACATTTTTGATGCCTCTTTTAATTTCTCATCCATTAATTGTCTAATTAATTCAGCCATTGACATTTCATTCAAGTAAGCTAACTTGCGCCATTTACGGTATTGCGTTTCTTCCATCCGGATCGGAAGGACTTTAAATGTTTGTTTTTCTTCCATATTTTTTCCTATTATGATATATAAGTTATTATTTATATCATAATATTAACATTTTATTTAATTGTAAAGGTAAAAACATGAAATTTGAATGGGAAATTTTGTTTAAACTGATATCGCCTAATGAAGAAGCTGCCCGTTTCACTTCCAGGGCAAAAACAATTGGGGGATGGATCATGTCTGATGTGGTGGTGAATAATGTAGGAAATGCGTCAGCAATGGTATTTGTGGCTGATCCTGAACATAAATGGGAAATTGAGATAGAATAATTAGCAAATCAAAGAGCAGCACTCAATTGGCAAAAGATGGGAAATTTTGGATTAATAAGATATATTTTAGTTTTGGAATGCCGATGTGCTTTAACACATCGGCCAAACAAATTCGGTTCAACCCTTGAACCTTAGTCAACCACTAACTAATTAGTACCACTGATTATACGTGGCCATAGGATCGGGTCAACCTCTAATTTAAGGATTTTCTATGTCAGTCGAAAAATATAACCCAAAAATTGAATATGAAGATACACCATACATGCTAATTAATGTCCATGTTGTTCAGAATATATCCAACATGGAAGCAGGATTTGTTTGGATATATCTCCAAAGTAAGCCTAAAGATTGGATAATAATAAAAGAACATATCAAAAATCACTTCAGCATTGGAAATGCAAAAATAAAATCTATTTTTTCTTATTTAGCAAAATGCAATCTTATTGAATATATTCAAGAATCTGGAGAAAAAGGACAATTTGGTAAACATGATATTCGCATTTTAAATGGCTCACGATTTAAAAGTTATCCACAGGAAAGCACCGGTGGGTCAATTTACCGCCCAGCGGTCAACCGGTCGACCGGTTCTGGCCTACTACATATAAAAGAAAATACAAAAGAAAATAAAAAGCATAGAGAGCCTACAAAGATAAAACCTGATGCAGTGGAAAAAAAACCCGCGCGCATAAAACGCGCGCCTCTCTCTGATGGTTTCTGTTTCAACGAAGCAAACTTAAAGCTATGCCAAGATCGAAAATTGAACACTTCACAGGTACTAGAAAAGTTTAAGGCGTACTATAAAGCGAAAAAGGCGCTGTCCGCTGAATGGCAAGCACAAGCAAGCTTATGGATTTTGCGTGAAAGACCCGATATTCCCGAAAATGATCAAAAATCCAATAAAGTAATCAATGAACCACGCTCAACAGTAAAAGAATTCGGCCCGGGACATCCAAGCTGGGAAGCCATGCAAGAATGGAACAGAAAACATTTAGACAAGGGACTGTCAAATGATGCAAGAAATAGAACTAGGCCAACGAATATGTGAAAAAATAAAGTATATTTTTTATATAGATATTGATTGGGGCAATTGTCATAAGGACGTGGCAAATAAATTTAGTTTGTTCAAGCGCATAATGAAAAAGATTTATCCTGAAGATAATATGTTAGGTATTTTGAAAAAAGTGATTACATTTGACACATTGGACATCCAAGAAATATTTGATATGGAAAGTTTCTATCTAAAATAAGGGAGCCATGATGACAACGGATCGTCGATTTGAGTGCAAACCTAAGAAATATAGGTTAAAATATATTCAATTATTGAATGCTTTGTACAAGGACGTACAGAATGACGAAACGAAGCCTTCCTTTGGTTCCGACCGAGGAACAAGAACAGATCATATTATCGACGTGGATGACAAAAAAAGGGATTAGACATTATGCTGTCCCTAATGGCGGACGTAGGAGCTTTTCAGAAGGGGTTAAATTTAAGCGTAGCGGAGTTTCTCCTGGAGTACCCGATATAGTAGTGCCATACCCTAGATCGTCTTACCACGGTCTTTATATTGAGCTTAAACGGAAAGAGGGCGGTGTAGTTTCGCAATATCAAGCTGATTGGTTGACTTTTTTGCGCGGCCAAGGATATCGTGCAGACATTGCGCGCGGGTTTGATGAGGCCAAGGCCATTGTCGAACAGTATTTAAGAATTTCTTAATAATTGAATTGAATTGTATTTATATTAATCAAACTAAATAATGGACTATTGATATGAGCGAATTTTTATTAGGGTTGTTCGTTGGAATTATCGGTTTGCCGACCGGATTTATTGTTGGGATGTACTATTTCCGTCATATGAAAAGTAATGTAGAATGGTCACTGGATTCTTTAAAACAAGATATCCACACGTTGCACGAGAAGATTGATAAATCGTTACAAGAAAAAACTCCCTAAATGTTCATTTCCTTACTATGAATGCCCTGATACCCACAGGGCATTTTTTATGGCCGACGATATTTTAATAGCAACATGTGACTATGCAAATTGCATAACGGTGGAGCACACCCCAATGAATTTAAGCTATCTGGTGCAATTCCAGAAGATTGCCGCCAATTTTTAAAGGAATCAAGGATGATTGTGAGTAGATGTTGCAAGAAACAAGTTTATGTTATGATTGATTATTACATATGTGAACATTGCCATATGTCTTGTCATACGATTGACTCGTCATTGTTATTAAAGGACTATCATGATGACTCCAGAAGGGAAGCAAAAGCTCAAAAATCTCTTAGTGCAACATGAGTCTTATCGACAATTTCCTTATTCTGATACTACTGGTCATCTCACTGTAGGGATTGGGCGCAACTTATCTGATAGAGGCATATCCACAACTGAGGCCTTTTATCTACTTGATGACGATATCTTGTATTTTACTTCTAAGCTCATGCATTATCTTGAATGTTTTTCTGGCCTAAGCGAGAACCGACAGATAGCATTGATTGATATGTGCTTCAACCTTGGCGTGCAAGGTTTCCTTAATTTCAAAGACATGATATCTGCGTTGAATCGAAGTGATTATATTGATGCCTCTAAAGCTATTCTTGATTCTAAAGTAGCAAAAGACCAAGCCCCTGAACGTTATAAACAAATTTCGCATATTATTTTAACGGACGAACTATGAACTTTAAGGACATTTTATCAGCAGTTTTGCCAGTGATTGAAAAATCAGCCCCTGCAGTCGCCTCGGCAATTGGCTCACCTATTGCAGGAATCGGCATGAATTTTGCAATGTCATTATTGTCGAATGTATTTGATGTGAAACCAACTGATGTCCATACATTGCCAGACATTATGAGCAATGATCCAGATGTCCATGACAAATTGTCGCAAGTTGAAGAACAATTTAAACATTATTTTGTGAACTCACCACAAATGCCTTCCGTGGCTGAGATCAATGTTAAGTTAGTTTGGGACAAGCAAGTCAATTAAAGTATTGTGTGAAGAAGAACATACTACCGACTAATGTTTGAAATGTTACGATTAAGCCAATGGTTTTCCACATACTTTCTTGAATTAATTTTGTTAGTTTTAATTCTTGTTCTCTGATTTTCACTTCTATTTCTTTGATGTCTTTTTTCGTTGCAAGTTCTCGTAGTTCTAACATTTCATTTAATGCTTTCGCATTTGCTTTTGTGATTGCTTCTGCTTGTTTTACATCCATTCCTGAATCTCTTAGTTCTTCCATATAAAGTAAAGTATCAAATGGTATCGCAGTTCTCATGGGCTTATCCTCGTAAAGTTACTTATAATATATTTGATTAGTATTAATGCAATATTAAATTTATTGTTAACGAATGGCTTTTATAATCAGGATTTTTAATTAGAAAATCTAGTCTAAAAATTTTTGCATTTTGAAGTGTTGAAAATTTACCGATTACTTTTTTATTTAAGATGACCTGAAACATTTTATTTCTCCTCATTAATAAGTGATACAATAATATCGCTTATATCACATATTAACAATACTTTTATTATTCATATTTTCATGTATAATAATTATTCATATTAAAGGACTTTGTAATGATTGTTAAGAAAGTACGCTGCAAAACATGTCATGGCTCAGGTAAAGTGATGGGCGGCGGGATGATGTTGCAAGATTGCGAAGATTGCGACGGACGCGGTAAAATTGAATATGAGGATTTTTATGAAGACGTTAAAAATTCTCCTGAATATAATAAAGCTGTTGATAAGATTGCTCAAAATGAAAATGTTTCGCAAGATAAAGCGAAAGAAATGTTTGAAGATGAATTTAATAAACTAGAACCTAAAAAGAGAGGAAGACTACGTGTTAGATAAATTAACACTCGGTGAATTTATTAAAGTAAAGCGTGAATTATTAGGATATGGAAAGATAGAATTCAGTAAAATGTTAGGTGTCGGAGACGACACGTTAAGAAGCTGGGAAAGAAATAGATTTCGTCCCGCAGGTAAAAATAAGGATTTACTTATTAAATTTTTACAATTATCTAATGATGAGATTGATAAATTTTTTTATTACAAAAGATTATTATGAGACCAACAGATTATAAACCAGAATATTGTGAAAAAATTATTCCTTTGTTGAAAGAAGGATATTCTATTGAAGAAATAGGATTAGAGCTTGATGTTGGCTGTTCAACTATTTATCTTTGGATGGAAAAATACCCGGAATTTATGCATGCCATAAAAAAAGGACGTGAATTTTCTAAGGCTTGGTGGATGAAACAAGGTCGGATTTCATTGCGTGAAAAAGATTTCAATCCTACAACTTGGTACATGAATATGAAGAACCGTTTTGGTTGGAAAGATAAAACTGAAACTGAAAATACTCATCATCACGATATTTCCGATAAAGCCCGCGAACATTTAGACTCGCATGAATCAAAATAATAAAAAGAAATATGATTTAACATGTGAGTTGATGTCATCATTAATAAAATTTACTCAGTGTTTTTATAAAGAACGCACAGGAAGAAAATTTGAGTTGTCTTTTCCTGATGGGCGAATTTCACATTATATTGAAATAGCTGATGCATTGCATCGTGTTATCAAAGGTGAATGTAATCGACTAATTATTAATGTTCCACCACGTTATGGGAAAACTGAAATGTTAATTCATTTTGTAGCGTGGGCATTAGCACGTTATCCTGACAGTAATTTTCTTTATGTTAGTTATTCACATTCGCTTGCAAAGAAACAAACTTACACAATTAAACAAATTATTCAGTTATTAATGTACGATTATTTTTTTGATGTAAAAATAAAGGATGATGTGAGTGCGAAAGATAATTTTGAAGTGTCAACAGGTGGGAGCGTTTATGCTGCAGGTGCCGGTGGTACTATTACTGGGCGCGGTGCTGGCATTAAAAATAGTAATCACTTTGGTGGATGCATTGTTGTGGATGATATCCATAAGCCTGACGAAGTTACATCTGACACTATTAGGGAAGGAATCAACGATTGGTATTATAACACGCTGCAAAGTCGAGTTAATTCCCGCACTACACCCATTATATTTATCGGCCAAAGATTACATGAAGATGATTTGGTCGCTAATCTTATTAAAACCAATGAATGGGAAACATTGATTATTCCTGCAATTGATGTTGCTGGCAATGCTTTACATCCACAGATGCATGATATTAAAACTCTTCGAAAAATGCAGCATGAAAACCCTTATGTCTTTGCTGCACAATATCAGCAAGACCCTCAGCCTGCAGGTGGCGGTATATTTAAAACGGAGTGGTTCCCGATACTTGAACATGAACCACAAATGCTTGCAACATTTCTAACCATTGATACGGCAGAAACGGACAAAGATTATAATGATGCAACAGTGTTTTCATTTTGGGGAATTTACGATATTAAAATTAAAGACGTAGAAACCGGACAACGAGGACTACATTGCATTGATTGTTTGGAGACACGTATTGAGCCTAAAGATTTAGAGAACACATTGTTTAATTTCTATGCTGGTTGTATGCGATATAAAGTCAAGCCATCGATTGTTGCGATTGAGAAAAAATCTACTGGTGTAACATTAGCTTCTGTATTAAAACGCTACCCAGGAATGCGCATCATTGATATTGAGCGCACAAAAGCATCAGGAAGTAAGACGACAAGGTTTTTGGAAGCTCAACCTTATGTTGCTCAACGATTAGTTTCATTGTCTGAAAGTGGGAGACATACTGAAATGTTTGTTGAGCACATGAGGAAGATAACTGCTAATAATTCACATCGATTTGATGATATTTGCGATACGATGTGCGATGCAATTAAATTGTCATTGATTGATGGCACGATTGTGCCAAGCCCTAGCACGCCGGATGATTATAATAAAATGGCAAAGAACATGATGTCTGGGTTTAATCGGATTGATCAGATGAAGAAGAAAGCGTATGAATAACTTTAAATTATAAATAATATTATTAATAAAAATTAAGGAAATAAAATGATAAAAAAAATTACATTATTATGTTTACCTGCTTTGGCTTTAAATGTTCAAGCCTATGAAGGAAAAAACTTTAAAATTATTAGTGAGGAGTATAAAGAAACACCAAATTTTAATGGTTCAATAGTGCCTAATGATAATTCTAAAAAAACAATGTCTACAGAAGCTGAAGTATATACGCAAGATGCGAAAGGCAAAGTTAAAGAATATGTCAAAATTCAATCTTTGCATTCAGTTAAGCTTCGCAATGAAACAAACGAAAATAAACGGTATGAATATATATTCACATTAAAAAGTGAAGATGCTATGAATACATTTAAACGTAGCATAGAGATTTTTCCGCGCGGCGATTTTAGAGATACATCATATAATTATGGAACTGTGCAAAAACAAATTGAAGGAAATTATAAGATATCTGCATTTACCAAAATAACCTGTGCAGAAAATGATGAGAAAGAAGCAAATGCGTTGCTAAAAATATCTAAGTAATAATATTAATTAATGGCACTCTAATAGATGATTGAAACTTGCCAAAATTGTAAAAAAGAAAATATATTTGTATTGCCGATTTTGGCTTATTTCGCAAATGGATTGCCTGTATTTAGAAAGTTTTGTTTTGATTGTGAAAAAGAAAGATGGATTAAGATGAAAGAACATTTAATGGGTGATTGATGAATGAATGGATAAACATTAAAAATAGATTACCTGATGACGAAGATGAAATATTATTTTTTAATATTTTAGATAAAAAAGTATCAATAGGTTATAAAAAGAAAGGATATTTTTTTGATTTAATTGATTTTACTATGACACCTATTAATATCACTCATTGGATGCCATTACCAAATCCGCCGGAGAAAGAACAAATGAAATTCGAAGCAACAGAAAAATGGATCAAAGATGCTGCTGAAAATGAAACTGGGATTGATACTATTCCTACTGGTCATGTTCCAGAAAATAAGATGAAAAGAATATATAAATATCACGTTCCAATAGAAAATAATTTTCACATTGAAATGCCATTAGGTGCACATATTTTATCATTTCAAGTCCAGAATGAGGTTGCTTTTATATGGGCACTCGTTGAACCAAAGAACAAAAAGGTATTGAGACATTTTGTTCTTGTTGGAACTGGACAAGAGTTTGATCCATCATGGTTGGGATATATCGGGACAATACAGACTTATCAAGGGAAATTTGTGTGGCATTTGTTTGAAAAGATAATGGCGTAATGATTTAGATTTTATCTCTATTCTGATTATAATATACTCTATTCATCCCCTAAGGATAGAGGAACTGTCACAATGGAAGTGGCAAAACTGCATCAAGACAACCTTACCCGCATCAAGACCAATGTTAGACGGTCGCATGACTATTTTAAGCCAAATTATGACCGATACAATGAATTTAAACGGTTTGTATTTGAGACATCGCTTAAGAGTGAAGAAATCACTTTGCTCATGCAACTATCTAAGCCTCAGCTTGAGTTTAATGTGTTGGAAGCCTATATATCCCGATTATTAGGCGAGTTTTCCAAGCAAGAGCCTGACATTGAAGTCTCAGCGGATGATCAAAATACCGCCGATCCAATGACTATCCGCGTCGTTGAAGACCATTTGCGCCATACCTTGACCGATTCTGCTAATTATCATACTCGATATGAAGTCTATAAGGATTTACTAAGTGGTGGATTTAGTTGTCTAAAAGTTAAAACTGATTATGCGCATGCCATGTCATTTGATCAAATGATATTTATAGAGCGTGTGTTTGATCCTACTCTATGCGGGTTTGACCAGCTCGCACGACATAGCCATAAAGGTGATGGACGGTTTTGTTATGAACTGTTCCCAATGGCAAAAGAAGACTTTGAAGAACAATTTCCCGATGTGAAAGTCGATGAGATGAACTTCCGACGCGACTTTGCGGGGTTTAATTGGTCGTATTTGAACGACCAAACACCAACATTGATCGTTGCAGACTATTACGAGAAAAAGAAGAAACGCGTCAGCATTGTTCAAGTCCGTGATGGCCGTGTGATGACGAAGAAAGAGTATAATAAGATGCTTTCTACGTGGGGTGAATATGAGATGCCACCCGAGATCATTGGCGAGCCCCGCATGACAGAGATAGAGACGGTTTGCCGGTTCAGGCTAATTGAAAACCAAGTACTCGAATATGTGGAAACAGATTTTAAGTTCTTGCCGATTATTTTCGTGGATGGCAACTCAGTCCTTGTTAAGACGCCTAAGAACGGCAATGTTCGCCAAGTAACACGACCATATGTCTATCATGCTAAAGGCGCGCAGAGATTAAAGAACTATTCGGGTATTGCGCTTGCCAATGAAATTGAAAATATTGTTCAACATAAGTTCATTATCAAGAAAGAAGCCTTACCGAAAGAAGACATGTGGATGCAAGCTATTAAAGACATCCAGAAGCCCTCAAATATCGTCGTCAATGCATTTTATGAAGAGAACCCTGACCAACCTATTCCTGATCCTATTCGTGAGATTGGGAAGATTCCTGCGCCGCCTGAAATATTACAAGCGTTCACAGGTTCAGATTCATTAATACAAACCATATTAGGATCATACGATGCCTCTCTCGGGATCAATAATAACCAATTATCGGGCATCGCCCTTGTTGAAGCGGCGACCCAATCGAATGCGGCAGCTATGCCTTATATTGTTGGTTATCTTCAAGGATATCAGAGAGCAGCCCAAATCTATGTGGATTTACTGCCCAAATATTATACTACACCTCGAACATTGCCTGTTCGCGACCTTGAAGGACAACGTGATTATGTGAAGATAAACCAAAGCCAGCAACAGGGGCAACAAGGCATGCAAGGACAAGGGTTCAATATGTTCTTCGATGCAAATGCTTTAAATGTGGTCGTGAAAGCGGGCGCATCGTTCCAAGTACAGAAGTCCCGTACGATTATGATGGTCAAAGAAATGATGGGCATGTCGACATTGTTTGCACAGTTCATTGCAGAGAAAGGACTGCCATTTGTTCTTGACAACATGGAAGGCAAAGGCATTGAGCAGTTGAAGAAAATGGTTGAAGGTTGGCTGCAAGAAATGCAACAACAAAAAGCCATGGCCATGGAACAGAAAAAACAAGAGATGATGAACAATCCTGCTATGCTAAAGATGCAAAATGATAAGGCTAGATTAGAGCTTGACGCTAAAAAACATGAGGCACAAACGCAATTAGACATTGCTAAGCTTCAGCAAGACCAAATCAAAGTGATGGCTGATCTAAAGAGCCAACAAAATGCCAATATGGTACAGCTAGTCAAAGCCAATACAGAGCGTTTTTCCAAAGAAGTTGAATTGCAGATCGCGCATAAAGACCAGCGACACAGACATATGCGTGAAGCGATAGAGACACATTATAAGATGACACAACCAAGACAATCTCAAGGAGCGAGATGATGCAGAAAGTAGAAAGACAGAGAGTAACATGGAATGACTTGCATAATGCAACACCAAAGGACTTGAAGCGTGTGTACAAGCTGACTGACAGACAACTTGAAGTTCAAGTTCGAACACATCTTGATGGCGCTAATGCAACACAGAGACGCGCTGAGTATGATCAGTTGTATAGGAGACGATAGATGCCACTCAAGAAAGGAAAATCCAAAAAAACTGTGAGTTCTAACATTCGTGAGATGATGGAAAGTGGATACCCCCAGAAACAAGCTATTGCTGCCAGTCTTAATCAAGCGCGTAAGTCAGGTGCAAAGATTCCGAAAAGGAGAAAGAAATAATGGACGCACGAGCTAAGCAAGCAAAGATCAATCCTTATGATAAGCGTAAGGTCAAAAATTCAAAGAAAGCTAAGGATGAGACTGAGAAAGGCGTTAAGCCAGTTGCTAAAGATACTAATAAGACCAGACGTAAGATGGTAAAACCTGCTAAGGGTAATCTTGGTAAACGGAAAGACATGTAGCTATAACAATATAATCTTTTATGTTTATATTTGTTATTAGGATCGGCAATCTTTTGGATTAAATGAAATATATTATATTTAACAATATCTTATTCAAATAATAAGTTGTGTATAAAGCTGTGGATTAAATAAGATGATAAATTTTTAACGAATTAATTAACAAGTTACTAACAGGCTATGTAAAGGCTATATACAATTTTATACACAGAAATTGGGGATAAGTTATGAAAAAGAAATGTACAAATGTAGCTAAGAAAGGCGATCTTAAAAAGATGAAGAAAGAAATCTTGCGTCAGGATCGGAAAGAAGATGATAGGCGCTACGAACGTAAACATAAGGGGAAAACCTAGGAGGTTTTATGGCAAATGAAAAGTTTATACAGAAAATAGGACTCAAAAAAGGAGCACTTCACAAACAACTTGGTGTTCCACAAGGTAAAAAGATTCCAGCTAAGAAATTAAATGCTGCTGCAAAAAAAGGCGGGAAGATTGGGCAACGCGCAAGATTAGCCAAGACTTTAAAAGGACTTCATAAATGATGTTACAGCTTGAACCGTTGATTGAGATGAACACACCCAAAGGATTTGGCTACGCGATGTTTGTTATCGATCCTGGGATGGACAATGATCTTTATTGGGTCATTGCTATTAATGATACGGGTGAGATATGGACATTTGCGAACCGCGAAGTTCGAATGGCTAAAAATATTACACTTGGTCGGATGTTAGAAACTAAAGAGGAGTATATTGTGAAAGGAGACCATTATCGTGGTTGTCTCTAGTGCGGGGTCTAGTACGAATATATCATGTAATTGTTATTGTCATGTGCCTTGGGGATCAATTTTGCCACCGCCACCATGTGTATGTCAGTGCAATAAAACCTATACAGTTATTAATACTTTTAGCGGAAGTGATAATAAATTTGCGCAAATTGATATGGTATTAAAAAGTCATAAATCAAGTTTAGATATGTTATGGGAAGTAATTGAAAAAATTAAAGCAAATAATTCTGATAAAAAACCATATAAATGTCCAGTTTGTGATGGAGAAGGCGGAACAAAAATTAGCGGAACAATAGATGAAGATTGCTGTGCTTGCCAAGGCAAAGGAATCGTTTGGGGATAACATGTATAAAAGAAGAAATTTATTACAATTAATAAAACATTTTTTTTGCTTATTAACGTCACATTCCTATAAAAATTTTCATTTAGCACGTGATGGCTATGGATGGTCATGTACAAGATGTGACCATATAATTTATTGGCATGATGTATATGAAAAGATATGATGTTTGATATAATATATTGACAACAACTTAATTATTGTGAAAAGGAATTCACCATGAAAAAGCACCATGCTAAGAACGCCCATAAAGACGGACATCCCCACCATAAGAACGAAATGTCGCATCACAAAATGCGTGACCATGCGCATGCCGCCAATAAATCAATGCATCACAAAGAACATGGCACCCATAAACATGCCCCAATCCATGAAATGGGCGCAAACCCAACCCATTTGATTGGCGGTACTTCTCATGATAATCATCAAGAAGGTATTAGTCGCGTAAAACAACGTTCAGGCAGTATGCCCGTAGGACAACATGGCTCTATGGCTGATGGCTGGAGACATGAAAGGCATAAGGAATAGTTGAATTACAGAGACATCAACTTGTAGCTGATTCATTTAAGCATCAACTTTTGAAAAGGAATTCAAAATGGCAATATTATCACTCACTACCGATGTAGCGGGTCAAGTTGGCATTATTAATAATGCCTCACAACAGCCTATTGGTGGTGTCTCTCCTCGACGCGTGAAAATGGTTGTGACGGACAATTTAACGACTGTAACGACTGCGGGCTATATACCGACTTTCTTGCAAGGCTTTGCATTCTATTCAACTGATATCATTGATATGTGGTATGGATATGTTAGTCCATCTAGCCCTGGAACGCTGGCTTCTTTTACGCCATCATTTTCAAATGGTGTGATTACCTTAACTGAATATACTAATCCTGGTAACGTTTTATTACCGGTCGTTGCTAACCATATTGCAGCTTTCAACGGCACTACTGGTCAGATTTACTCCGATCCTGCTACTGCTATTAATGGCGGCAATATTCAGGCTGGATTGTCAGGAACAGCAGGCGCATTGATTAGTTTCCCAGGGACTGCGGCATCAGGTACTTTGCAGTTAAAAGCTGTGAATAGTGGTGGTAATTTCAACGGTATTATTAGTAATGCCTCTCTTGGACAAGCTACTACTTGGAGCTTAGCTGATCCAGGTGGTGCAACAGCCAATATTCTTGAAGCGCCATCTGCTTTAGTTAGTGGTAACTTAGTGCAAGCATCTGGAACTGCAGGATTAGTGGTTGATTCAGGTATAAGTGCGGCCAATATTCAACAATTCACGCAAACTTTTACTCTAAACCAAGCAGCAGTACAAGGTGCATTTGGCGCACCTGTTGCTCTGCTAGGCGCTCCTGGTGCTGGTAAAGTTATTATGGTAACAGAAGCTTCTATTTATACGAACTTCCAAACTTCAGCATTTGCAGGTGGTGGTGTTGCTATTGTTCAATACGGAAATACTATTCATGGTGCTGGTACTAATGCTCTAGCAGCAACTATTCCTGCTGCTGAAATTACTGCGGCTGCATCACAAGTTTATTTCTTAAATGGTAATACTGCGAATGCAATCACTGGCGTGACAAATACTGGGCTTTTCTTTAGTAATCAAACCGGTGCATTCACTGGTGGGTCAGCATCATCAACAGTTGTTATTACAGTGAACTACATTATCATCACTGCAACGATTTAATCGCTTATTCATTCTAATATTAACTTATTAGGTAATAAGACACACCCCAGGTAAATCCTGGGGCATTCTATTAAATTACTTAATAACTTCTTGAATGTTTCTCTGAATTTTATTCATGCATTCTTTTTAGAAAATAGATGTTTTGTTAGCTGTATCGTTAAGTAAATCAGAAATTTTTATTTTTAATTCTTCTTCTTTTCAATTTGATCTGCGCACAATCCACTAAAATTGTATTCCATTAAAAATTACTCCTAGATTTAAGTTAAGGTTAAATTAAAATTCATTTAATTCAATTTGATTTTTGAACCATTCTTCGATTTGGTTCATTGAATAAAAAATACGACCGGATTTTAGCTTTATAAAAGGGGGGCCTTTCTTTTTGGAACGCATGAGGGAGAACCAAGATTTTGAATAACCATAGAAATTCGAGGCTTCTTTTTCATTGATATATTTAACGCCATCGATCATACGCATACCTTTTTAAATCCTTTTAAAAAGTACTAATACAAAATAAATCTCATAATTTTCCCAATTCACTATAAATCCCACCAATCATTTTTGCAATTAATTTAGACAAATTTAAAATACTAATATGAACAAGATGTTCATCGAGACCTGTGCGTAAGCAGGGCTTAACCGTGATGGGGAAATAATCAACGCAGCCATGCGTAGGGATGAAATGGCCGAGACTCTCGCGTTTGAGAGGCACTACCGTGACGGGGCAATAGTCAGAAGGAAATCATTATGAATGATATGGCTAATGGAATGGGCCAAAGTCAAGATACAAACTCGCAACCAGTTGTAAGCTCTGGAACAAATGAAAGTGCTCAACCAGCACAATCTTATAATGCTCCAGAAGAAAGGACATTCAGGCAATCTGAAGTCAATGACATCGTTCAGCGTGCAAAACATGATGTTGAAGCACGATATAAGAGGATGCAAACAGAGCAGCCTCAATATTTGCAGCAAAAGTATGGTGAAACAGCGATTCAACAGCCGATTAGCCAGCCTGCCAACAATGATGCTCATTATAGACAGATTGCTGCTGAGGAAGCACAGCGCTTACGTGATGATTGGATAAAGGACGCCCAAGAACGTACGCAAGCTGAGAATGCGCAACGGACTGTGCAAAATTTCTGGACGAAAATTGCACCTGGTAAAGAGAAATATCAAGACTTTGATTCAGTGACTGGTGATATAGATTTGCAACGGTTTCCAAATGTTATACAGCTATTGGGAGACTATGTAGAAAATTCCCATGATGTACTGTATGCACTTGGTAGTGATCGTACAAAGATGGCTAACCTTGAACAGCTAGCCTTATTATCGCCAAAAGATGCAATTGTTGCTGCGAAAAGACTCGCACAATCCATCAAGGACAATGAGGAAGCAACAAAAGTACGTCAACCCAATGCGCCATTGACTCAAATGAGGCCTTCTAACACTGGAACGGATAGTGGTGTTAAGGCGGTCAAAGATTATCGGAGAGACCCGAGGTTTAGAGTCTAGTGACTTTAAATCAGGCCAAGGAAACTTAACACAGCTACATCCGAACTATTTATGGACTAATAGTTAGGAGCATTTAACATGGCTGTTTTACCAAGTAATATTTTACAAACGGTACAAACTTATCAACGTTCATCGTTAGCGCTATTGCTTAATTTATGTTGTTTTGTTTCAACCGCAAATACTCGTTTCAAAGATTTCGATAAAATTCAAGCAAACCTTGGATCAACGGTGACATTCGATTTGCCGCCACGGTTTACCACCACTGCTGGGCTCGTTGCAGCATTTGAACCCGCCGTACAACGTGTACAGACATTGGCTTGTGACCAAGCGGCTAATACCTCTTTTGCAGTGACCGCGCAACAAAGAATCTTCAACTTAGAAAAAGGCGAAGAAGATTATATGCGTGTGTTCGGTAAATCAGCGATGGCTGAGCTTGCCAATCAAATCGAAGTAAATATTGCGCTGAATGCCATTTCTGGTGTGATCAGTCAGTTGACAAATACAGTAAATACATTTTCGGGGCCATTCCGGTTTTTTGGTGACGGTAGCACGCCAATTACTTCATATCAACAGCTTGCTCAGTTCATTATGTTCTTCAAGAACTTTGGCAGTGTTGCAGAAGGTATTAAATTCTATCTGCCAGACACAATTGTCCCGGCAATTGTGGGCAATGGCCTGAACCAATTCGTGCCACGACGTAACGATGATATTGCCATGTCATGGGAAGTAGGTGATTTTGGTACACCTTTAGTCCATTACTATCAATCTAACTTATTGCCAATCCACGTATCAGGTGACACGGGTGTTAATGCTCAAACATTGACTGTCGTCAGTGTCAATGATCCGACTGGTCAAAATGTCACACAAATCACTGTATCAGGCGCGACTGCATCCGATGCAAATGCAGTGTTCCAAGGTGATGCGTTCCAATTTAAAGATGGTGTATCAGGCCAGACTAATGTTAGATATCTGACTTTCATTGGCCATGCGCAATCTGCCAATCCTTGTCAGTTCATGGCAACTGCGAATGCAGCAGCAAATAGTGCTGGTAACGTGACAATTAGTTTAAATAATCCTCTTAACTGGGCAGGTGGTGCTAACCAAAACATCAATACTCCGATTGTTGCTGGCATGCAGTTATTGACTTTCCCATCTCATAGAGCAGGAATGATTGTTGGTGGCGATGCTTTCTACATTGCAATGCCTCAATTACCTGAACAAGACCCGTTTGATACAGCCAATGAATATGACCCAGAAACCGGCGTCTCTATGCGTTTGACTTATGGTTCTCTCTTTGGCCAAAACCAAACTGGCATGATCTATGACAATACTTGGGGATCGATGGTCGTACCTGAGTACTCAGGCCGTTTATTAGTGCCATTGTCTCAAGGCTAATAAAGGACAAGGGCGCATCCTTTATTAGAGCGCCCTCTTACTTAAAGGATTTTAGAGGACACGAACATGACTTCATCGACTTTTTCTCCAACGATTCAAAACAATCCGATTATTCAATTACCACGATTGTATATTGATAAATTAAATATTTCTGTTTATTCAACTACTGTATTGGCCATTGCTCCAGGTGCTGCACGTGATCAATTCAATACAATTGATATTGAAGTAGGCAATTCAAATTTATTTGGCTTGAACATTCCAGCGCCATTAGCTGTGAATTATCAGCCACCTATTTTGATTAACTCAGCAGTTAATGGTGTGAATGGCCTTGATACTGGATCACTTGCTGCTAGTACAGACTATGCAATTTATTTAATTGCAGATTCACGCAACTTAAAAAATCCAGCAGGATTATTAAGTTTAACGAGTAATACTGCTCCTATTGTTCCATTAGGATATGACACTCTTCGTTTACTTGGTTTCATTCAAACTGATGGCTCAAGCCATTTTGTTTATGCAACGCATAAGCCACAGAACATGTCTGGCGCATTGACTTATTATCTTGCAGCAAGTTCGGTTTTGTCCGGCGGTAATGCGACTTCCTTCACTGCGGTTGATTGTTCAACTCCAATTCCTACCACTACTCTGCGTAATGTTATCGCGTCTTTACAGGTAACATTTACTCCGGTTGCAGCAGGTGACGTTGTTCAATTCAGACCAACTGGAAGTTCAGCCACCACTAACGTAACCACTATTGTTGGTGCTGTTGCAGGTGTTGCACAAACCCAATACATGCAGTTGATCTTAGGTGTCGGATCGAGCAAGCCAGAGTTTGATTATTTAGTGACATCAGCAAGTGATGCGGTAAGCGTATCAGTAGTTGCTTGGACTGGCGTATCTAACACGGCATATCCAGCATTGGTGTAATGATGACAAGGAATGTCTTATGGCATATCTTGCGCAAACGCTCGTTACAAACTCTTGGTATCTATCAGGAATCGTCGCCCGTAATCTGCAAACGGTTACGGGTGATCAAATTACTGATGGTTTGGCGTTGCTTAATGCGTTGTTAGATTTCAAACAAATCGAAACCGACCTGATCCCATATTGGACATATATTCAAATCAATCCGATTACTGGACAAGAATATTATTTCTTGCCAAACGCTGTTGGGATTGAATCAATTACTTTCAACATTGGTGTTGTGCGATATCCAATGGATTCAGTTACAAGACGAAATTATTATGGCTCATCACGCGTAGACAATATCCAGACATTGCCATTTTCTTGGAACTTTAATCGTGGCCAAGGTGGCGGCACATTTGCAACATACTTTTTACCATCAGCACAAATCCAAACATTTAAGTTAATGGTGAAGCTGTTTTTAAATGATGTTCAATTAGATACTGACCTCACTAATGTTTATCAATTATTTGCAGCGGGATTTGTATCTAACTTCACAATCACAAATCCAGGTACAGGTTATACGTCGCTTCCTACTGTTACCATTTCAGCCCCCAATATAACCAATGGCACGCAAGCTGAAGCATTTGCAAATATTAATAACGGCAGCATTACGAGCATTAATTTGATCAATGCTGGCAGCGGATATACCTCTACACCGACCGTGGCAATTACAGGTGGCGGCGGAGCTGGGGCAGTCGTCCAAGCTAATAGGTCAAATTATAGCTTCTTGCAATCCAATAATGCAGGATTTGATACGTCCTATATTGAATATTTGCGATACGGCCTTGCACAAATGATGTGCTCCGAGTATGGCGTATTGTTCAATCCCGAATCTGAAAAGATATTGAAGAAATACGAACGGAAATTGATGCTTGAATCACCGCCTGATTTGTCGATAATCAAGAGTTCGGTACTTTGTGAGCAAGCAGGGTTGAATTACGGCGATGTAAATTTAGGCCTTGGCTGGAGACCTAGTTAGTTGATTTTAATAATAAAACTATATTTATTGTAATGGCATTTTAATTACAATATAATGTCATTCGTTATTTATAAACGAGGCAATATAATGAATGAATTAAAGACAGAATTATTACAAATTCGCGTAAAAGAAGAGACCTTGAAGCAAATAGATAGGCTTCAAGTTTTAACAAAAGCCGCTAGTCGATCTGATGCTGTTAGAAGATCATTTGATATAACAGAAATGATAATCAATGAAATAATTAAAGGCGGATCGGTTATTCTTGCTGATAGTAAAGGTAAAAAAAGACAAGTATTAATAACAGGCCTTAATTATGAATGACATAATAAATGAGAAAAAGTCATTTCATGAAAAAAATGTTACTGATAAAGATTTATTAATTTTTGCTAAATGGATTTTATTTATTGTTTTTGCTCTTTTCATATTAGGTTGTATTTCTGAATTAATATGGAAAGGAAATATGGTATTTGAAATTTGCAAAACAATTTTACCATCATTTGCGACATTAATTATTGGGTATTATTTTGGTAAGGATTAATTTATATCACAAGGACGGACAAAACTTGGAGAACATAAAAATGTATTTTATATACATGCTAGGTTGGATAATGTTTTGTTCATGGGCAGCATATTGTATATTAAGTTAATGATATAATTGTTCCACATAGAACATTTCCTCATGGAGATCAAGGATGATCGGTCGAGGCCAAAATTTCAAACAAATGCCAATCAATGTGGTTGGTAGCTCGGTATTTGGTCGTTATCCTAAGATTTCCATCGAAAAAACCCTCAACATGTTTGTCAGTGACAATTGGATGGTGCCTTATGCTGGGTATCAAGTTGGGATTGCGGCTTCTCGTTTTCTTAATGGTCTGTCTGGGCGTGGAGTGCATTATAGCCCTAAGCTTAATCGTTTGGTCGTTGTTATCGACAATACAGTGTACTTAGTTAATATCTTTTTTGATCAGAATTTAGCAATGACACGAGACCAATCTGCAGTGCCCATCGGCACATTGCAGACCAATACGGGCGTTGTGTATATTGCTGAAAATAATAAACCTCAAATAGCCATTTCAGATGGGTTTCAGATTTATATTTATGATCCTTCAACTAACCCTATGTTTCAGGTAGCAACAAAAGATGGCACAGTCCCGATTTCATTTACGCCTGGATATATTGATTTTCACGATACTTATCTTATATGTGCTGCGAGCAATGATTTATTTTACAGTCCTGCTGCTAATAATACTTGGCGGTTATCAGCCCAAAACAATGGGCTACAATGGCCAGACAATGCTGCAAATATTGGATTGTTACAGACTAAGCCCGATAATGTCCAAGCCGTCGTAAGGTTCCCATCAAGAGGCAACATGATATTAGTCATGGGATCAACGGTAAGTGAGCCATGGTATGATGTCGGTTATCAATTGTTCCCTTATCAACGTAGCAGTTCTTATAGTGTGGACTATGGTTGTATCAATCCGGCTACGATTGCTTCGATGGACAATATTGTCGTCTGGTTGGCGCAAAATGAAAAATCAGGCCCCGTCATACTTTACTCAACTGGTGGTGAACCTCAAAAAATATCTACGGACGGTATAGATTATCTGTTTTCACAATTACAAAATCCCGCTGATTCTCAAGGATTTCTCTATCGACAAGATGGACACCTTTTTTATCATCTTAATTTTTATACTGATAATTTTTCTTTGTTCTACGATTTTAACACAGGAAAAATTTACAATGCATCTGATGAGAACTTGGATTATTTCATTGCAGGACAAGTTGCCTTTTTTAACAATCAATATTATTTCGTGACTAAAAACAATGGTAATTTATATGCGTTTGATACAATCTATACAACCTATAATGGAAATGAAATCCCACGCATTAGGACATGTAAATCAGTAAGGTTGCCATCACAAGAATATTTTGTTGCAAATGATTTAGGGTTTACTATCGAGCAAGGCGAAACACCTTATCAACAACAAGCTATCGATACGATTTATTTGGAAGCTGAAAATGGAAACTTGTTAATAACAGAAGCTGGCGCAATACTTTTACAAACAGAAGATAATAACTATCTTATCAGTGAAGACAATAAGTTACTTATATCTGAACAAGTTGACAATACCGATGTATTTAATCTCATCTCTGAACAGCCATTATTGGAAAACGTACTGCCTCGTGTAGATTTGTCTATTTCTATTGATGGTGGTGCTGCGTTTGGCAGTGATTTTTCTTATACATTAAATCCATTGGGTAAACGAAAAAACAAAATACAATGGTGGCAATGTGGTCTTGCAAATGATTTCACGCCGCAGTTTAAATTTTGGGGGCTTGGTCGGTTTGTTGCAACGGATGGGATTTTAAACATAAGACAATGACTACTCAAACTTCAAAACCCATAGCATTATTTCCTGATGTGCCACGCCAGACGCCGTTCATTGGTGAAAATGGAATGGTACATGAATTATGGTTACAATATTTTGATCAACTAACAATAAGATTGCAGACAATATTAAGGCCAGAAGGCTTTGCTATACCTCAGCAAACTGCTGCCAATATTGCATTGTTGGTGGCCAATGAAAACTCCATTCCGCCATATAATCCGACAGGTTATATTATTTATGACTCAACAAATAATGCATTTAAAGGTAATATAGCAGGTACATGGAAAACGTTTACACTGACATAAAAGGATTTATGTTATGGATTCAAGAATGTATGGAAGGGCAGCAGGGCTTGGTAATATAGGCGCAGGCCTTGGACAAATGTTTGGAGGATTTTTTGGCGGAGACCCTTCAAAATCTGCTGGAAAATATTTAGACCAGATTCCTGGACAAACAGGAAAATATTTTGATCCTTTTATTGGTCGTGGTAATCGCGCTGGTGATATCCTTGAAGGACAATATGGTAATTTATTAAATGATCCGTCAGGAATGCTTAATAAAATAGGCCAAGGCTATCAGCAATCTCCTGGTTTTAAGTTCGCACTTCAACAAGCCATGCAAGGCGCAGGCCATGCAGCAGCAGCCGGTGGTATGGCCGGTTCTCCTCAACACGAACAGCAATCCATGGGCTTGGCAACCAATCTTGCAAACCAAGATTACAATTCATGGTTGCAGAATGCTTTAGGACTATATGGACAAGGTCTTTCTGGTGAGCAAAACATGTATGGCGTTGGGTTCGATGCCAGCAAATCTCAAGCTGATCAAATTGCACAAGCACTAGCTGCGAGGTCTCAACTTGATTATGCAAGCCGCGCTAATCGAAATCAATCTATAGGTGGTGGTATTGGAAGCTTAATTGGTGGTGCAGGCCAATTACTAGCATTTTTATAAGGACATGAACTATGCCATTCACAATGCCAAGTTACCCAATATTGACTCCTGAACAGGCCAACCCTTTATTATATGGCGCTCAGATTGGTCAAAGCATGATGCAAAAAGGCATGATGTTTCCTCAAGAAATGCAAGCCAAGATGCTAGAGAACCAACTTAATCAAATTAAGGCAAAATATGCTGAATCTTTAACGCAGGAAGAACTGACGAAAGCGAAACAAGCGAATGAATGGAACCCTCAAATTTGGAAATCTGAAATTGGATTGCGTGGTGCTCAAACAGGATTAGCAGGGGCTGAAACGCAAAAATTACATGCAATGCAACCTTATATTGCTCAACAAGCGGAAGCTGATATTGCTGAAAAAAGAGCTTTAGCCGGTATGCATGGTGAGGATGCAAGACAAAAAGCTTTATTCAATTCCATTATTAGAAATAGATTTCAACCAGGATCACAAATGTCCCCTACTGGTGGAACAATAGGTGCATCAATTACAAAGCAACCTGTTACACAATCTCAAGCAACGCCAGCTTCAATGAGTAGTACTTATGGTATTGAAAATCCACAAATGACAAATGATGATATCATTAATAAAATGGTATTTGGTCAAGATACTTATTCTGGAAAAGAAAAAACATTTCAAGATCAAGTAACAAAACAATCAGATGCTTTTAATAAAGAATTAAGCCAATCTGTACAAGCATCTCAAAGTGCCACGAAATTTCAACAAGCTTTAAATATATTTAATAATGCAATGAATGCAGCGACTTATAAAGGCCCACGATTAGGAAACTTAGCCTCAGGTGGTTGGAAGTCAACATTTGTTCCAGGCAACTTAGACCCTGAACAACAAGCAGATCGTGCTGCAAATCAAATGTTACCAGAAGCTATTTCGACATTACGCGATGCGATGGGTTCTGTTAGATGGTCTAATATGGATAATACAATGGCTCAAACACTCAAATTTGATAGAACATTAAGTGATAAAACGCGACAGACTATGACTGGTTGGACAAATGCAGTCATGAATAGAATGCAAGAATATAATAAATTTTTATCAGTCATGAATAATCCAAATACTGGTTTAACAGCACAACAAACTAAAGCATTATTTGAATCATATAATGAAAATTTCCCATTAATTAGTAAAAATGGTGAAGAAGTATTAACTAAAAACTTAAATAATTGGCCATTATATACAACACCTAAAGCTATAGAATCTATAAAAAGGACTGGCACATATAAACCATCAAACAAAGAACAAAATAGTTTTATGATGAGGCTTCCTGATGGCCAAGTTGTTCCCATAAAAAAAGGCCATGTTGAAGATGCCTTTAGAAAAGGAGCTACACTGCCATGAACACGATACAAAATAATATTATTGATAGTTTTAAAGATAATATTGATTGGGGTGTATACAAATCCCAACAAAGACCAGATCAACTTTCAAATGAATCAGAAAATGAAAATATCAATATAGGTTTTAATAAAAAAAAATCAGAAAAAGTTAATACACATTTACCTTTTTTTGGCGAAATGCCACGTCCAAATTTAAAAGATTATTTCAGTCCAGAAAATATAAGAGAAGCAACTCAAGAAGGTCTAGGTGCGATTTCAGGAATGAATGTTCTTAAGTCTGGAAAATTAATAGGCAGCGCAGCAAAAAAAGGAATGGAATATATTAATCCTGAAGCTATTTCTGAACAATTACGTGGACAATTTGGCCAAGGGACTGTTTCTGAGAACATTGGTGAATTAGGCCAACGAGTTAAATTCGGCAAAGAATCTGCAAAAGAACAAGCTTTAACTCCGAAAAGGGAATTGATGGAAACAATTAAGGGCGAAGAGATAGTAAAACCAAAACCATTGAAACTAGAAAAAGTTGCTAAAATATTTGAGCCTGATGTCAATAATATTTCATCACAACAATCTGATGCGTTGAGAAAAGCAATTGCGAATTATTACAAATCAGGAAATTTAGGCAAGCTAACCGAAAAAGGCGAACAAATATTCTCACATGAGGGATTGGAATCTAATCAAATTGATAAGTTAGAAAGATTATTGACAACGCAAATGCCAGCTAAAGGAAGATATTTGTCTGATGCGGAAGCAACAAAATTTTATTCTTCAAAAGGTACTTTATCTGAATTGCATAAAGATTATATAAAAACAAAATCTCCTGACGTTGCTGACCAATTAATGTCTGAATTAAAATCAGAGATACGTAAATTAAAAAAGATAGATAGAAATACCGGACTAGGAGATGTGCAAAGTGAGCGCTTGGCATCATATGAAAGTAATTTACAAAATATTGAAAATGATTTTAATAAGTTCATAAGTACGCTCCCAAAAGAAGCGCAAGGTAAATATAAACAATTCACTACTTCTTATAGAGAGAATGTTGCTCCTTATAAGTCAGAAGATATTATTAGAGAAATGTCTTATGGTAATACTCAGGGTATACAAGCCAATGAAGTTGAATCATTATTTTCAAATCCAAATCCAACAAAAGATGTGAAAAAAGTTATTAATGATATAGGTTCTTCTGGTTGGAATAATATTGTTTATAATATGCTTTCGAAATATGAGCCAGGAGAAGCATCCAAAATGGCAAAGGCTATTTTAGAGGGTAAGCGTAAAGGTTCTCCAATCATTACTGATGAGATGGTTCAAGCTGCCAATAATGCTATAAAACGTAGTAGAATATCCACGGCAGTGAAGACAAGTGCTAGGGCTGCCGGTGGTGCAGCATTAGCAGCACCATTTGGATTAGCACCATTAGGTGCAATTGCAGGGGCAGCATCCCCTTATCTTTTAGCTAATAAAGATTTAATATCTAAAGCGATTCAAAGATTTAAGCGATAAATTATAGGAGCCAAGGAATGGCCATCAACACAGCGCTACTTGTAGCCGCACCCGTTTTGCAAGATGTCATTGTCGATGATGCGACTGGTGAACCATTGGCCAATGGTACGATTGCGCTTTATCAAGATAATTCACGTACGACATTTAAGAATTGGTATTATCAATCTGGTGCTCCTGGTGCTTATACCTACATCACATTGCCAAACCCATTAACATTAAATGCGGCAGGTGCTATAGCTGATCCAAATGGTAATGATACGATTCCATTTTTTTATCCATTTTCAGAAGTGGACAATGTCACGCCGCAACCTTATTACATACAAGTTTTTAATTCAAACGGTCAACAAAAATTTGTAAGACAGAATTTCCCATTCAACCCTGAAATTCCACCTGCCCCTGAATCGAATGCTTCAGTTAAAAATTACATTGTAAATAATGGATTTTGGCGTAATGCAGGAAGCTTAATAACAGGTGGTGCTGGCAGTGTGATGGCAAGCAATCCGTTATATGGATTAGCTAGCACATTACTGAGTACAGTCATTGCACCTGGTGCGAATGATGGTTTCAGCATGCCTGACTATGTGTATTTTAAAAATGGAACAGGAGGGACTGAAACTGTTTCATTTATTAAACAAAAAAATGGAATTTTTTTAAGTACTGCAAATCCATCTAACCAAGATGTGACGCCTGAATATTATGTCAATGTCAATTGTACGGCAGCAGGATCAGAAAATTTACGATATATACAAATTCCAATCCAAGTACATCTCAAGAATTTTGAATCGACCCAAGCTACTTTTACAATATGGGCACAGAATGCAGGCAGCAATCCTAATAACCAAATAACTATTCAATTATTGCAATATTTAGGAACAGGTGTCGTATCGTCTGCGGCTGGATCACTACAACCCTTTATTTTAGGGAACAATTGGACAAAGTTAGTGGTGAATTTTACATTTCCGACTATTGTGGCCGCTGTTGGAAATGGTGGAGATGATGCTTGGTATATTCAGATTGCATTGCCTGCTGGAACTGGGATCACCTGTAATGTCAATCTTTCGAAACCGTCTTTATATATTGGAAACAACAATAATCCTGGGAATGATTTTACGAGTTATAACGAAACAACACCTATCATTGATGGTTTTAGAACAGGTGACATTCGACAAAGTTTAAATTCATTTCAACCTTATGGTTGGGTTCCGATGAATGACGGTACCATTTGTTTATCAAACCCAAATACTTCACCTATTGTTACGCGATCAAATGCTGATACATTTCAATTGTTCAATTTGATTTGGAACTTGTTTAAAGCTTATGACACTGGATCAAATTTTAATCCTATTTGTCAAATGTACACAAGCGCTGCAACGCCGACAGCCACTAATTTTGGTGGAAGTGCCTATGCGGATTTTACTGCAAATAACCAATTATCACTGACCAAAATGATGGGGAAAATTTTAATAGGCAGTGTCCCGCAATCTCAATTATTAGTTGCCACATCTGCTATTACTGGTTATACGTCGGGTGTGACATTTTCAACTTCATCTGGAACATTATTGGTAACGACTTCATCCTCTAATTTGCTTGGTGTGTACAAAGGTGGAATTGTTACATTTGCAACAGGAAGCGGCGGCACATTGCCAACTGGAATTACCGCCAACACGTTATATTATGCATCTCCTGTCAGTTCAACAACATTTTTTGTCAGTACATCGTTTGCTAATGCAATGGCAGGGACTTATATTGCATGGACTAATAATGGCACACCAACTAATAATGCATTCTGTTTCCCCGCTGGATCATTTGAAGGTGAATATAATCATACGCAATTATTAGCAGAGCTTGCAGCGCATAATCATACAGTAACACCAATTGGTAATTCTGATGCTGGTGGCGGCATTCATCATATTCAACAAAATGCTGGAAATGATAATCAGACATCTACCGTATTTAACACAGGAACAACAGGAAGCAGTACACCATTTAACGTTGTGCAACCATCTACTTATATGAATTTCTACATCAAGTTATAAGGACATAACGATGACAACAAAATTGAATTTTGGACGCGATGTACAAGGATATAATGCATTCGCACCCAATGTATCAGGCGATAAATATTCTGCAACTTTAGCTGCTGGTGGTAATTCAACGATTACATTGCCAACTAATTCACAACAATGGATTGTTTCATTTTCTTATCAACCAGGTGCAGATATTTGGGTCAATTATAATGCAAATGCTGCTGCGCCTGCCGGCAATACTTTTGCCAGCACAACATCAGAATTATTGCCAGGCTCACGGTATTTACCTGCATTACAGAATAATGGCACATCGGCAACAACCATTAATCTTTTAAATAATGGAGCAGGTACAGCGGATGTTGGAGTGATTTTATATGCTATCCCGTAATGATCAGCCCTATTTAGATGGTTTTAATTTTGGCATGGACAGTGTTTTTAATAATGTTCAAGTCACTAAAGCGGATGTGACGCCTATATTGCCTAATGCGTTTTTATTATTAGATTCACCAATGGATTTTTTACTTCTTTTAGATGGAAGCAATTTTCTTTTATTAGGGACTTAAACAAACATTAACAAAAGGATTTGTTAAATGTCAAAGAACATAGACCAAGTTTTTATTTCAAATCCCATTACGTCAAATTTAGGCACAGATTTGATGTATTTCGGACAATCACCGTATGCAGCCGGCAATGATGCTGCGATGACATATACCAATTTCAGTGCACAGTTTGTGCTATCCACAGCAATTGTAAATGGTGCGCATGGTGGTACTGGTGTTAATAATGGCACATCAACCTTTACAATCGGTGGTAATGTTACATTTTCAGGTGCATTTACCTTTGCGGGAACATTGACCGCCGCAACCACAGTGACCTTCCCCACATCTGGTACCTTAGCAACGACTTCACAAATACCTACACTGCCATTGTCGCTTGCTAATGGTGGAACCAATGCCAATCTGACCGCTTCTAATGGTGGTATTTTCTATTCAACGGGATCGGCCGGGGCAATTTTAGCTGGCACAGCTACTGCTAACCAGGTTCTATTATCAGGTTCTTCAACCACTCCTGCATGGTCAACAGCAACTTATCCTGCTACGACGACGATCAATCAAATATTATACTCATCCGCCAACAATGTTGTGGGTGGTCTTACAACTGCAAATGGTGGTGTATTAATTACGAATAACAGTGGTGTTCCATCGATACTTGCGGGATCAGGCTCGACAGGCACTATTTTACAAGCAACATCGGGTGGCTCACCTGCTTGGTCAACCAGTACTTATCCAGTAACCAATGCGATTAATACATTGCTTTATGCTAGCGCTGCAAACGTCATGTCAGCTTTGGCAACAGCAAATAACGGTGTTCTCGTAACATCAGGTACCGGCGTGCCAAGCATTGGATCATCATTGCCTGCTGGGTTTATTTATCAAACCACAGTTGATCAAACATCGGCATCCGTTAATTTGGCAGTCAATACCCAATACATTACTGACAACGGTGCATCACTCGTCACTTATACCTTACCAACAACGGCTGCTTTAGGGTCAGTCATTAACATACGCGGTTTCTCATCGGGTGGCTGGAAAGTAGCCCAAAACGCATCGCAGCAAATCCATGTCGGTAGTTCAGCAACTACATCGGGAACTGGCGGATCGATAGCAAGTTCAAACCAGTATGATTGCGTTGATTTGATTTGTGTTGCTACGAATAACACTTGGGTGGCTAATGCAGTCCAAGGCGCTTTAAGCATCGTTTAAAGGATTAAACACATGGCAAATGAAAAAGTTAGTCAATTACCTGGGGTTGCAAATTCAGCTTTGACGGACGTTATTTATGCGATTCAAGGCGGTATATCGAGTCAAGAAACGCTTCAGCAAGTTTTCAATTTGATGCTTCAAAATACCATCCTTAATAATGCAGGAAACCCCAATAGTTTTGTTGCTGGTGTCATTTATCAATTATGTTGGGACACTGTTAATTCTATCATGTATGTTTGTACAACTGCCGGTAACGCAGCGACCGCTGTGTGGACGGCCGTATCTGATAAGGCAGGCATTATCAGTCCGGCAAATGGCGGCACTGGTGTTGCAAGTCCTACTGCGCATACATTGCCCGTGGCAGAAGGTTCGTCGAATTTTAACTTCCTTGGGCCATTGGTCAATGGCCAATTCTTAATTGGCTCAACAGGTGCTGATCCTGTCCCTGCAAACCTTACCGCAGGGCCTGGCATATCCATAGCAAATAGTGCTGGCGGCGTCACTATCAGTGGCACAGCAAGCGGCATTGGTTGGACAGACGTCACCGGCACATCACAAGCCATGGTTGCTGATAATGGTTATACCTCGAATAATGCAGGTTTGGTAACATTGACGCTGCCTGCAACGGCTGCTTATGGAACAGGTCTTGCAGTAGTCGGAAAGGGGGCAGGCGGATTTACGATTGCCCAAAATGCACTTCAAAACATACAGGTCGGATCATCGTCATCAACTGTTGGTGTTGGTGGTTCAGTATCATCGACAAACCGGTTCGATTCAATCAATTTAGTTTGTACGACTGCTAATACAACTTGGACAGTATTAGGCGCCGTTCAAGGGAATTTAACTATTGTTTAAAAGGAATTAAACATGACAACGAATAATGCAGTCAACGTGGGTTTATCTGGGGCAACTGGAAGTGGAAGCTTTGTAGGAGCAACATCCCCAACATTAGTCACGCCGACATTAGGTGTTGCGACTGCTACAACAATCGCATTTAGTCCAACTACTGGAGGCATCATTGGCACAACAGCTGCGGACAGTGCATCTGCTGGTAATGTCGGTGAATACATATCATCGGTGATTGCTTCAGGTAGTGCTGTTTCAATGAGTAACTTCACTGCTAAAACTATCACATCAATTTCTTTAACAGCGGGGGATTGGGATGTATGGGGAGAAGTTTATATTTCAGCAGCAAATACAACCACTATTGCTCAAGTTCAAGGCGCTATCAATACGACTACAAATACCATACCTACGCTTCCAGGTGATGGAGTTGCAAGTCAAAACTTAGTTACTCCTACATCCGCAAATTGGGTACCTCAAACGTCTGGCGTTCCTAGTGTATCTATATCACCTTGTAGAATTAATATTAGTACTACAACCACAATTTTTCTTGTAGGGATAGCAACATTTGGAACATCAACCTTGAGCTTGTACGGCAAAATAGCTGCGAGACGTAGACGATAATATTATTTTTTAAATAATTTATACGTTAAATAAATTGGCAATCCAATTATATATAATGAGATTAATAGTGGAACACAGATTAATCTCATTATTTCATTCCATATATTTTTAGTCTTCATAGTTTCTCTATTTATTTTATATATCTCATTAGTCACCGCCAGAGCCATCGCCAGAGCCATCGCCAGAGCCATCGCCAGAGCCATCGCCAGCGCCA